GGAACTCCCGGTTCGCCGGAATAACCGCGCCTTGTGCCAGATAGGGAATCTGCGGGGCGGTCAGGGTGCTGATATTAAACCCAACATGCCCGCCGCCGAATATGTCCGGCAGGTCGAACGACAACCCGTTCAGCGCGTTGATGACCGCATTGATGCCGGTGACAACGGCGGAGACCATCCGATTGATGAAGCCGATGATGCCGTTGACGGCGGTCTTGATGGTACTGGTGATGCCGTCCCAAATGTCGGACACAATCTTGGCGAGCGCGTTCCAGGCGTTGTTCCAGCCCTGCTTAATGTTGGCCGCGGCAGTGTCGAGAGCGTTTTTTACCCCCGTCCAGAAATCGTCCCAGCCTTGCTGGATTTTCGCCCAGAGGTCCGCAGCGATTTCTTTTACCCTCGTCCAGCAGGCGTTCCATACCGCTTTGATGTTTTCTCCTGCCGCGGATAGAAGCTCGGCGATTTTTTCGCCGAATCGATCAATGCTGTTGCGGATGTCGTCCCCGTGCTTGCGGAGAATCTCGATAACCGCTACAAGGATAACGGCCACCGCCGCAACAATAAGCAGGGGCCAACCGCCAATAAGGGAGATAACGCTAAGTATAAGGGTTCCCAATCCCTCAAGAATCGCGGTTAAGACGGAAGACAGGATGAACGTGCCGATCTGCGGCAGCAGGGCTGCGCCCAAAACCGCGAGAAGCAGGGGCCAGTGGTTGTTCAGGAGTTTTCCGAGCTGATCAAAGATACCGTCCCAGTCGACGGAGGCCAGGCAGTCCTGTATCTTCTGGCTGACCGCGTCCCAGTCCACCTGATCGAGGATATTGTTGATGGCCGTCAGTATGTCAAATGCCAGGTTGCTCAGCGCAGAGAAGATGCTCACCCAATCGATGGAACTGATCATCATTACAATGTTCTGGCCCAAAGTATCCCAATTGGTGCCCTCCACGGCGTTGATCAGAGCGGTCAGCAGGCCAATTACGAAGCCACTAAATCCTTCTCCGGCTTGCTGCCAGGGAATGTTTGCGATTGCAGCATTTATGCAGGTGGATATGCTGCTGCCGAGGTCAGCCCAGCCAGCGTAGGTCTGCACGAATCCATAGAGCGTCAGAATTGCTGCGCGCAGTCCGTCGGTCAAAACGTTTCCGAGCAAGGGCCAGTTGATTTCATTGACCGCGGTGGTCAGACCTGCGGCTAGCCCTGCGCCGAGGCTCTCCCAGCGGATCCCCTGCATCAAATTGTTGGCGAGTATCAGTGCCGTGTTCAGCCCTTGCGCTATGGTGCTGCCGATGGACTCCCACAAACCCGGGGTCTCGATAAACCCGTTGATGCAGTTAGCGAGATTCGTCGCCCATTCCTGGGCTTTGCCCTGAATATCCGGCCATGGAATGGCGTTCAGCGCATCCCGGAGCTTCTCACCAATCAGCCGGCCTACTCCGTACCAGTCTCCATCCTCGATGGCTTGCAGAACTTCGTCCAGGAACGGATTCTCTCCGGAGAAGTCATAGTTCGGGGTAATTGCTCCGCCGCTGTTTTTGTTGTCCAGCCGATCAATCTCATCGAACTTCGCCAGCGTGCTGTTGGCCTCTTTGCCTGCCGATTTCGCGGCTTTGGCGTATTTGCCCATGGCCTTGGCTGCGCTCTGGCTGGCCCCTATGGATTTGCCCGTGAGAAAGGAGATCAGCTTGGCAACGTAGTACAATGCCGTTGCTGCTGCGTTTGCGATGGCCGTCAGCGCGGGTGTGAGCGCCTGAATCAGCGGTGCAGCTGCCGTCATGGCCGCGCCCTCAAGATTGCCGAGCGCAGCCCTCAACGAAGCCGAGGAAAGCATTGCGGAGCTCATCCATTCAGTCATCTTGCGCAGCCCCGCACTGACGAGGTTGAATATCAGGGCGCCTGATACGATGCTCATCAGGCGGTTGCGGAATCGGGCGAGAGCCTTCGCGCTCCGTGTCAGCCGATTACGCACGCTCTGCACGGCGCGCTGAATTGCACCGAAAGCTTTCGTACCAATGCTGCCAACCGAACGAAGAGCATTGCTGAGCATGCCAGAGAGCGTGCTACCCAGTTTTTCCGCTCTTCTCTGTGCGCCGCCGACCGCTTTATCGAGTAACCCCGCGCCGGGATTTTTTGCAGACGTACTCTGTGAGGCCGATGCGGGGCGCTGCGAGCTGTCTTTGTCTTGCGCTGCGAGCGCTTTCTTGGTTTCAGCTACAATGCGTTCTGCGTGCTGTGTGGCTGTCTCCTCGGTGTCTCCGTAGAGCTTACGCTGGCGCTCCTCGATCTTAGCAAAGGACGATTCGATGGCGGCTGCCTGCTTATTGAAGTAGGCTTGCATCTCGTCGTCCCCGGAAATGTGCTGGATCAGGTCTTTCTGGCGTTTCACCGCCTGATTTTCTTGCTCCAGCTGCGCTGTTAAGGCATCATGTTGCTGCTGCAACGCCTGGACAGCGCCGTCCTGTGCTTGATAAGCAGCGGCAGTTTCATCCAGAATGGATTCTTGTTTGCTTAACGAGGCAAGGAGTTCACTTTGCTGTTTCATCAGCTTCGTCTCACCCTGCATACGAGCTTTCAAGACTTTCTGTACCCCTGCATCGCTCATACTGGGGTAATCACTTTTGATGCTTTGCAGGTGCGCCTGTTCAGCGGCATCAATCTGACGATTTACCTCGTCAAGCTCAGCTGCGGTCTCTGCGGCTTTCTGCCGAGCGCCCTCCAGCTGTTCTTGGAGCTTACTGCGTCCGCTCTGGGCGGTGGTTATCTGCTTACCCAGGTCTTTGATTTGAGATGCTGTGCTCTTTACGCTGGCTTCCAGCGATTTAAGGTCGGCCTCGGCCCCCTTTTTATTGATTCGAGCGTCGATGACGATCTTATTCTCGGCCACGGCTTCACCCCCCTAAAAGTGCGAGCAATCTTTGTTTCTCGGCTTTGTCCTCTGCGCTTTCCGGCGTTCGGATTTTTATCAATTTTTCGTTTTCTCTGGCAAATTCCAACTCGGATTTCTCCAGCTTTTTTCCCTTTGCGCGCTTGTTCCGAATGTTCACCACTTGGGCAAATAGCCCATCCCCAATGCCCTGAAAAGCGCCTAAAAATTCCCACCAGTGCAGATACTCGCATCTCCGGCAGCTGTATCCGAGCACCTTATCCACGGCTGGTGCGATCATCCCTGCGTCTTGTTCCCAATCCACCAAGCGGGGAAGATGCTTTGCGGAGGAGTCTTCCCGGCCCGCGATGATAAAAGTAAACGCCGCCCGGAGCGCCGCATTGGCGTCGGGCAGCGCTTGCCAGTCTGGGTACATGATTTCGAGGCAGGCGAGGTACTGCTCCTGCTGAGATAGTTCGGGGTCTGCCAGTGCGGCCAGAGCATCGAGCACCGCCCTGAAATCAGAGCGGATTGCGAACGTCTGCCCGCACACGTCTACGGTGGTGGGAAGCTCCCACGCGCTCACACCTTCTGGCCAGGGGCGAGGCCCTTGGTCTTATCAGCGTAGGCGGCGGTGCGCGTCTGCACGCGTTTCTGGCTGGCCTTGACGGCGTCTCCTACTGCATCCTGGATAATGGGGACAATCGCCTGCAGGACTTTTTCAAAGACCATTGTGCCATCAGGCAGCAGGGCCAGCGCCGAGATGCCTTTGAAGAATACGTCAGAAGCTTTGCTGCCGAAGATGTAGTCCACCTGCGCCTTGATGGCCTGGTCGGCGTCCACAATGTCGGAAATCTGCGCGTCGTCAGTCAGGCCATCGGCCAATTTCTGGATTGCGCTGCGCGCCTCTTCCAGTCGTGCCGCGATACCTACATCGGCGGGATTGATATAAATCGTCCCCAGCGGTGTACCGTCTGCGTCAGTCACCGCGTAACTCTTCAAGCCTCTGTCAATTTTCAGTTCCATGCTGCGCCTCCTTTGGGCTTATCACTCCGCGGGAGTGAAAGCCTTGGTCGAAGTGTTGAACGTACCCTTGGTTTTTACGCCGGTATAATGCACATTAAAGGGGATCTGGTAGCCAGTGGTATCGCCGCCATAGCTGGATACCTCGACGTAGCATTCCTCACGTACAGCAGGGAAGGTACCGGACGTCCCACTTTCCCAGAGCTTGACCTCCACGATGTCGGTTTTCAGGTCATCCAGCACCAGGTCGCCGTCGATGATGGCCTGCAGCTTTTCAAACAGGGGATCGCCCTTTTCGGCGTAGTAGGGGCTTACCTCGCCCTGCTTCTGGTAGCTGTCGATGGTGACAGAGGTCTGGCCCAGGATGTTGTTCTTCTTTTCCACGTTGGCAGAGAGCTCAGGACTGTACTCCTCAAGGTCCGCGCCCAGGCGAACGTAGCTGGCCTCGCCCTCGCTGTCCTTAGCAAAGTGGGCGTTCAGGTAGTGGGCCATGTATTTGCGTTCCAGTTTCATGCTTCCAACTCCTTCGTATGGATCGTGATTTGGATTTGGTATCGTGCTGCGTTGGCATCAGCACTGGTTAGAATACCAGCGTTGCTGGCTTCGATTTTTTCCACTTCATAGCCAGCAATCTGTGGATAATTGTGCGCACGCTCTGCACCCCGGAGCCAGTTGGCCAGGTTAGCGAAAAAATCCGCCGCAGCAATGTTGCCCTTGAGGGCGGCACCATAGGGGAGCTGCGCCACAAATGTGAGCTTGTAGGTGGCGTGGTCAATGCCCAGAATATCCTCCCGGTGGGTTTCACCCGCCGTGCAAAGGGTGTATTCCGTGGCCTGGCTACCCAGGTAGTTGGCATTGAACCGGTCGGTCTTATCAATCAGTGGGCAATGTGCCCGCAGCCACGCTCTGGTGGCGTCGAGTGCGTTCATTCCGCATGTCCTCCTGCAATCTGTGCGGCACCCCGGATGATTTCATCTCCATGGTCGGCCCAGCTGCGCTGCGCCCAGTAAGCCCCGCGCATGGGGGCACCGTTGAAGTTCCATTCCGGGTGGGACCAGATGGCCCGAATGTATGGCGTTGCATACACAATCTTGCCGGAGCCGATAACGCTGTTTATGATGGCGCTGTTCTTTGCGGCACCGGTGCGGAATGGTACATAGGGGTCCGTCACCCGGATGAAAGAGGAGTCTACGAACTTTTGTGCCGGGCTCATTGGCCCCAGTCGGCGCTGAATCTCCAGATCCAGCCCGGAGAGATCGATCTCGACGTCAAAATCAATGTGCATCAGTGCGCCTCTACATACCAGTGCGGATTGCGTCTCTGGCCGCGGTTGTCGTGGACGGCCAGCACGGTCAGCTGGGCGCCCGCGTAGGTGATGTGGTCGCCAGGGCGCAGCGTCCACGCCGGGGCAGCAGGCACGCTCTCCTGCGTGTCCCACTGGGTGGGGGTGATAAACGTGTCGTCTACAACAACGCCCGATTCTGGGGCCTCTGGACGGGCCGACGTGCTGTGTCTGCAAAAAATGCGAATCTGCATTACCGAGGCGGCGCTCAAGCCGTCCGCGTTGACCGATGCAATAGTCTTGGCGTGCACGCTTACCCCGGATAGCAAGGTAGTGACCTCTGCTTCCTCGTCTGTTTCGTTATTGCAATACAAGCAGGACAAAAGCACAGACTTATCTGCAAGCAAGGGCATGTGTGTACCTCCAAAAGTCAGCGTCTCGCGCGGGGATGGTAGACTGCACCGGCAAGGAGCATCCAAGCCGCCCCCGGAGCACCGAGGGCCTGCCGGATAAGCTGCGCATAGCGTGCACGGTATTCCTTGCGGGTGTCTGCTGCGGACGCATAGCTTTCGCTGTAACCGTCATTGCTGGAGCTGGTAACAGCCCCACTGCCGGAGCTTTCTTCCACCAGGGCCTGCTTGGCGGCCTCACAAATCAGCAGCGCTTCGCAGTCCTGCAAGTGCTTGAGGCTTACAGGGTCTGCTGCAATGGAGGCCCGCCAGTGCGTGGCCTCCATGATTTGCAGCGTGGCTTGCGCTGCAAAGCGGGGGAATTCTGCCTCCGCAATGTCTGCGTATCCATACGCCAGGTAATCCGTGTAGGTCAGCCAGCTGTCAGCCATAGTGGTTCTCCCTTAACTGCCGAGCTTGTCGGCGCGGATTTCGATCTTGCCGATACGGACGTTCTGATGCTCAAAGCGCAGAGCCCAGTTGGCCTTGTTGGTGAGCTCTGCATCGGTCGGGGTCTCGCCTTTGATGTTGTCAGCCAGGAAGGAGACACCGTTGGGGTGCAGGATCCAGCTGCGGGTGTTGTACAGGATGTCGGTGCCACCGCCCAGCTCGGGGTTGTAATCGGTGTAGTCGGGGGTGGTCACGCTCGGGGTGGCCTCCAGGAAGCAGCCCTGACCGAACAGGTAACAGTCGTAGATGGTAACTTTCTTTTTAGGCTCGGAAGCGCCCTCTTCGACAACGTGGCTAGTGCCGCGATCGTTCACGATGACGATCAGGCCGTTGATGGTGGGCAGCTCGACCTCGCGCTGGAGCACATTGGTGATGGTGTACTTGTTGTAGTCCACCAGACCCAGCTTCTGGTACTCGGCGAAGATCTTGGAGTGCATCACGAACAGGCCGAATTTGCGGGCAAACTCGCCCAGGGCGGCCTGCTGGCCGTCAATGATCAGGCCGGAGGTCACGCCGCCGGTCGCGGTGATGACGTGGCTGGACAGGCCGGACAGGCCCAGGACTGCGTCTGCAGTCTTGACCAGCAGGCCCTGACGATACATGCGCCAATACATGGCCGTGTGGCGGGCAACGGCGGCCATCGGGTTTGCCGCGGTCAGCTCGCGGACCAGCTGGTTGGCCTTCCAGGCCTTCATGCGGTCCATGCGGATGAAGCTCTGCTTGCCGCCCGAAATCTCGACCGGGGTGTTGTTGGTCTTGCCGTCACGCACAAGGGGCGCATCGGTGTCGGGGTCCAGGGGGTTGTAGAAGCGGGTGGTGCCAACGGTGCCACCGTTGTCGAGCAGGGTGGTCATGTTGGCGTCGGTTGCCAGAATGCCGGAGGCGATGATGCTGTCCGTGAAGATGGGTTCCTGGTCCACAAAGGAACCGTAAACCTCGGGGTCAAAATCAAAGCCACCAAATCTACCAGTAGGCATAGGTTATCCTCCTATCAGAAAATACTGCGTGCGGCTGCCCTGGTCTTGGCGCAAAGGTCTGCAAAGAGAGCCGGGTTCTTGGCCTTGAGCTCCATGCGGGCCAGGTAATCCATCATTGCGAAGTCTGCAGCGGTGGGGTCCTGGCCGGGGGCAGTCTTGGATGTGTTGGGCGGGGGAACGATGACCTTGCGGCCACCCTGCCCACCGTCCGGCGGGTTGGTGTCGGAAGTCTGTTTGAACCAGTGCGGCTTGGTCTGAGTCTTCATGCGGTCTACTGCGGCCCGGATGTCGGCATCCAGGTTGGTGCTGCCCCTGAGGGCTTCGTCCTGTTCCAGCAGGCCGACAACATCTGCGGCATCAATCGCACCAGCATCCTGTGCCGCATTTCTCGCAAACTCGCGGAAGCGATACGATGCGGCCTGATCGTTCAGCTGCGTCTGGAGCTGCTGCACCTGCTGCAGCGCTGCCGCCAGATCGGTGGGCTTCTGCGTACCAAACGCAGCCAGGCCCTGCTGTGCGATGGTGAGCTGCTGCTGCAGCTGCTCCTCGCGTGCGTGGGCGGCGGTACTGTCACGGCCTGCCAGGGCCATTACCGCGTCCACCTGCGCGTCCGTCATGCCTTCGATGGCTCTCAAATCCTCACGTCTCATGGTTCCTCCCTTTGGGCTACGGCCCTTTTCCGTCCTGCCGAGGACTGCCCAATCCGCCCGATTTCGCTCGGCGTCAGCGATCTTGTCTTTATCGTACCACGGATTTTTGGCAAAAACGGGACAGGATTTTTAAAGTTTGTCAACCATGTCAACCAGTCAACCGGTTTTCTATATAACCCTTACGCGCGGGGATATGCACCTATATTCTGTATATTATGTTATTTTATGTTTTTATTATATTTTTGGTTGACATGGTTGACATATATAATATATAAACGATGTATCGTAAGAAATGCGTCAACCAAACCCTGTCAACCGGCGTTTTTCGTTGGTTGACATGGTTGACAAAAAGCGCAAAAAAAAATCCCCCGGGGCTCGCGCCTCCGGGGGTTTGCTTATTTGCTGGGTTTGATGTACGGCTTTCCGTGCTCTTCGAGGTACTGATCCATGGCTTTCTTGAGCACCCCGCTGATGGTGTCTCCGTTCTCTGCGAGCACCTGTTTTGCGTGGGCTGCGTAGTCCTTGGAGACCTTCGCGCATAACTGGCAGCGGTTTGCTTTTTCCCAATCGTTTCGCCATTTTCTCTGCTTATCTGTAAGTGGCATTCTGCTCACCTCCTTGTGCTTATTATAGCCCTCTTACCCCTATGGGTCAACCGTACCAAAACCGACAAAAATAGCTTGCACACTTTGTGCAGTCTAGCGGCTTGCAAAATGGGGGAACCAGAGTTAATATACGAGCACACCAAGAAAAAACGGACGGAGGTACATCAAAAATGAGTGAAATTTTAAATCAGAAATTCGGCGTTGAGGTCGAAATGTACAATATCACCCGCGCTCAGGCCGCGGTCGTGGTCAAGAAAACCCTGGAGGCCTGGATGCACGAGGACTACGCTATTGATGGCCCGGGTGTCCACCTGGACGAGCGCAGAATCCACCCGGATGGCTGCTGGCGCACTGCGGAGGTCTGGAAAATCGAGAGCGACTCTTCCATCAAGGCCCGCTACGAATCTGAACGCACCGAGCTGGTCTCCCCGGTGCTGACCTGGGAGCAGATGCCCTTGCTGCAGCAGATCATCCGCAATCTGCGAGCGATGGGCGCAAAGTCGAATCCTGCGCATGCCTGCGGGGTGCATGTCCATGTGGATGGAGCCGGGCACACAGCGCGGAGCCTGCTGAACCTTACAAACATCATGGCCAGTCATGAACAGCTGCTGATCGGGGCCATCGGTGTGAACTCCGAGCGAATTTCTACCTGGTGCAGAACTGTGGATGTGAGCTTCCTGCGTCAGGTCAATGCCAAGCAGCCGAAGACCCTAGACGAGATGAAGAATGTCTGGTATCGTTCGCAGTTCTGCACCGGCTCAGGTCATTATGACCGGAGCCGGTACCATATGCTGAATCTGCACAGCTTCTTTGAGGGCAAGGGCGTAGAGTTCCGGTGCTTCCAGTTCGATAACTTTGACCCCACCCGTCCGGTCGGTCGCCGGGGTGGTCTACACGCGGGGCAGCTGAAGTCCTATGTGCAGCTCTGCCTGGCGATGAACTATCGCGCGCTGCACACTCGCGCTGCGAAATACCAGCCCCTGCAAAGCGAGAACCAGCGCTACACCATGCGCTGCTGGCTGCTGCGTCTCGGCTTCATCGGCGATGAGTTTGCCACTGCCCGGCGGGTCCTGACCTACCGACTCCCCGGCGATACCGCCTGGCGCAATGGCCGCCCTACCCAGGCCGCCGCGGAGGCGGTAGCGTAAACCCACAAAACTGAACAAAAGCAAGGGGTTAAGTTTGTACGTCTTAGCCCCTTGCAGTATGGGTGAACTGGAGTTAATATACAGGTGTTCCAAGAAAAACAACGGAGGTAAATGAAAAATGAAATCTACTGTATTCAAAGACTGGTATAAAACCGCTGCTGCTGAAAATATTGAGACCAGTGACCTCTTCAACTGCGCGGGCTTCTTCTGGCTGGACCTTACCGATAAGCAACACGCTAAAATGTGCCAGCTACTGGAGCTGCAGCACTGCAAGGTTGTTGATGTCGAGGGTGAGAAATGGTTTCAACTTCAAAATGGGCTCCGCATCAAAAGTGTTTAAGCCGAAACGCTCCCACCGGAGCGTCCACCGGGAACAGCCTCCCGATGCTGATGATGGCCAGGGAAGACAGAAACAGACCCCGTGCGACGGGGAGGAAGGGAAGGAAAATGACGGTTTTTGAAGAATTGACAAAAGGGATGAAGTTCGGCGAACCCGTGGAAGATATCAAAAAGAACATGGTAAAAGTCTTTAATAAGAACTTCAACTGCCCGCCATGGAATGACGCGTACGAGGAAGGGTGCAAGGAGTTCACCAGCTGCGAAAGCTGCTGGTTTGGGTACATAAACAGTGAAGCAGAATAAATGCTGCAATGAAAGGAGGACTATTATGAAACTTGTGTATAACACTTCCCGGGATACCTATGGCATCGAAGATGTTCCCCACACCATGACCGTGGGCGAGCTGGTTGCCCGCCTGCAGGATTATGATCCCGACACCCCGGTGTATCTTGGCTTCGATAACGGCTACACCTACGGCGGCCTGAATGAGCGCGGCTTCGAGGAGCTCTGGGATGATGAGGAGGGCAACGATGCAGACTAAGCTTTACCTGGCCTACGGGTCAAACCTCAACCTGGCGCAGATGCGCTACCGCTGCCCGGACGCTCGCGTGGTAGGATATACCTACCTGCCTGACCGTAAGCTGGCGTTTCGCGGTTCCCAGACTGGCAACTACCTGACCCTGGATGAGGCTCCAGGGGCCTACCCTGGCGTGCCCTGCGGGGTGTTTGAAATCTCCGAGCGTGATCAGGCCTTGCTGGATCGGTATGAGGGGTATCCTCGTTTCTACCGCCGCGGCATTGTCCCTGTGGAACACATCTGGGACGTCCGTACTCGGCAGGAGTTGCCCTTGACCTGCGGGAAGGTAGCTATGGTCTACTTGATGCGGCATGGGCATCCGCTGGGCAAGCCAAGCGGGGCCTACTGGCAGACCTGCCTGCAGGGCTACCGGGATTTCCACTTTGACCCGGCGGTGCTGCGGCAAGCACTGAAAGATTCGGCGCCTCAATAACACGAAAAAGCCCCAGAGCTTTACTACAAGCTCTGGGGCCTTTGTGCCGTGTCTATTGTCTGGCAGCCCACACAGCACTACTGGCCTCGCTGCGCCCGAAGCCGGGGACGGTCTCACGCAGCTGTTGCTTGTGTCTGCCTGTCTGCTGGAGAAAGTCTTCCAGCCTGCCTCTGGCGGCGGCCAGGCGGGTCGCTGCCCGGCGCTGTAGGTCAGGTTGGTCAGTTTCCTTGGCCAGCACATACTCGCGTTTCCAGCGCCTGATTTGGCGCTCCAGGGCTCGCTGGCGGCGGTCGGCTTCCTCCTCGGTCAGCAGCTTGCCGTTGTATGGGAACTTTGGCGCGTTGTATTCGTCCAGCATTTCCTGCGTGTAGGCGGGTTTGCTGATGCCTGGCCAGAAGGGATGCCAGTTGTGTCGGCAGTTCGCTCCGGCGAATCCGCGCACATCGCCGTATCCGATGTCCTGTAAACTCAGGTACCCGGGCTGGCCGGAGAGGCTTACGAGCTTGCCTTGCCACCAGCTGTGGTTGGTGAAGTCCTGGCCTCCATCACCGGTGCGGGCGCCTCCGTGTGCGGTCAGTTCCATGATGTCCACACCCATGCTGTCGGCGTTGTGCTGACTTATGTCCATTGCGGTTTGGTTGATGCCTGTGCGCATGGCTCGCAGGACCACCACCTCCAATGTGTCGGTGTGCCCGCTGGGGTAGGTGATGGCAGCTACCCCTTGCTCGGCCAGGTCCTTTATGCCTCTGCGAACAACTTCATCCACGCTGAACGCACCGGTGACCGCGCCCAGATGCCCTCGGTCCAAGATGGCCCCCAGTTGCTCTTGTACAGCTACCGGCAGATTGTGGTTGCCCATGAGCGCTCTGGTCTGCGTGAGATTGTACAGCGTGTTCATCGTCCGGCGGTATCCGCTCTGGACGATCTGCTGTGCAACCGGGCTTGTGCCTATGCCCTCTGGCTCTGGCTGGCCTGCGGCGCGGTAGAAGCGGTTGTCCTGCGCTTCGGCCTCCAGCATTGCCTGCGCGAAAACAACGGCCACCTGGGGCGCTGTTGCGGCCATGAGGGCTTCCATGCGCTCCGCCAGATGTTGTCGAGTCGCGCCGAGGGCCTGTGCCCGTTCTGCGAGCCAGTTTGCCCCCTCGGTCATGTAGTCGGTTTTCCTGATGCGGCGGGCCATGTCCAGGAGGATGTCCAGCTCGAGGCGGTCAAAGGCGGCGGCTGCTTGCTGGGCGTAATCCTCGACCTGCCCTGGCCTCAGCAAGGCTCTACACGGTGCTTTCCGCTCTCGATGGTAATCTTATACCCTAACCAACGTAGAGCGTCGCACGCGCCCTCATAGCGGCTCCAGGCGATCATGCTGCGGGCAACCCCCGCATTTAGTCGGAGTTCATCGAGCTTTGCCGCTGCCTTTTTTGCCGGAGCTGGATTTTTGTTCGCTTTGGCTGCTGCCATTGGTAAGCACCCCCTGTAAAATGTCAGTCGCCATGGATTCTTGCTGAATGGCGGCGATGGCCTGCTGGGCAGTGGCTTCATCCTCACCATAGAAATGCTGACGGTATTCGGCCTTGCTGCGCAGACCGAGCTGGAGCTCCGTCTGCCACTGTGCCATTTCGGTCTGTCGGTCGATGATGATGGAATCGTCCCACTTGAATGTGATCTCGGGTTCTCCTGCGGCTGCCGGTACTCCATCGAGCTGGTCTGCCCAGAAATCCAGCGCCGCAATCAGCCCACGCAGGGCATCTTCCAGAGCTGCCTGGATATCGCTCACGGTGGTGTACAGCTTCTGGCGGCTGCTGATGATCTCAGTGGCCGTCTTCTCCACCTCGGCAGCCTGTGAAAGCACACCGAAGCTCAGCCCGCATTTGGTCTCCACATGCCGAAGGTACTGATTCAGCCCGCTCAGGTAGTTACCGTCGCGCAGACTGGGGGCAAAAATCTGGTAAAAGGTTCCGCCGTCTGCAATGCCGGTGTTGATGTTCATGCCGCGAAACAAACGCTTCGCGTGCTCTGGGGCGCGTTTGTTGAGCGCCTGGGCGGGGACGCCAAAGCGACGCAGGCTTTCTTCATCTGAGATGGGTGCGCCGCTTTCGCCGATGGGGACGAGGTAGTTCTCGTCGACGTCTACACCAAGCTCACCACCCTCGTACTCCCAGTCGAGGCGGGTGAACTGAACGTCGGCGTCGATGATCTCTGGGATGCCCGGTGCAAAAATGGCCGCGCCCATCTCGCTGTTGGGGTCCACCGTGTTCACGATGGGAGTGACGAAGTATCCGCAGGGGATCTTGGTCAGCTCGGGCAGGTAGGCCACCGGCTCCACATCGGCCCATTCGGGGCGGGTATCGAGCGGGATGCGCGTGCCCAGTGAGTCCTTGCTGCTGCTTACATAGGCCAGGTTGATGACCTGGACGCAGGGGTATTCTGCGGCAATCGAAACATCCAGGCTCTCGATGATGCTGCGCTCTTTCTCGTGGTAGTCCTCGGGTCCGGTGAGAACGTGCATCCATTCGAGGCGATTGTACACATAGTCGCTGTCCTGGATTCGGTTGATGAACACCGCTTCCGTCAGGTCTCCGTCCACATCGGTGCTGATGGGGTAGATGCTGTCGGCGCTGACGAAGCTGACGCCGATGTCGTTCCCAGCCTGGTACGGCTTCCATGCGCCGCTGCCGAGCGCTAGGGCCACCGCCAGGATTCGGCGCCTGCGTGGGCTGATGACTTTCTGCATCTTGCGGTCGATCCAGTCCGCACGTTTGCTGCCCTGGACATGGACCTCCAGTTCCAGGGTGGTGAGCCGGGCCAGCTCCGTGCAGATGGCTGCGGGCAGGCCCAGCGCCTTCGTGTCAGGGTCTTGGTTGCAGGGTTCCCCCTTGATTGCTACCCGGTACCAGTCTTGGATGGCGGCCTGCTGCCGGTCGGTCATCATGGTCTGGACGCCGAGCTCTGCCTCGATCTGGTTGTACTCTATCATGCGTTCTGCGCTCCTCGTTTCTGCCAGACAGGCTCCATAGCGTATCGAACCATATCGATGCTGTGGTTGTCGGCGTCAATGTATGTGTTCTGCACTTCCTGGGTTTTCTTGTCGATGGGGTACTCATATTCGCTGAACTCTCGGGCGGTGTGAGGGCAGCGCACCGGGTCTATAACGATCTTCGTGCGGCTCTGGAGCCACTTCATGCCATCGGTGACTGAGGTGCCTCCGTGCGCGCTGTACTTGTGGCAGCCTCGCAGGCCTCGGTATCCAAGGTCTCGCAGCGTTGCAATGCTCTTGTTCCCGGCGCTGTCGGCGATGATCTCTTTGCCCTTCCAGGGCTCCAAGACTCGCGCCAGCACTTCGTCCTTCTCGCGGGTTGCTCGGTGTTCTGCGAAGATGTACAGCGTCCGCTTCGGGCTGCTGTAGGCCATTTCGCCGAAGTGGTTCGGGTCTGGGTACCAGCCCCAGTCCAGACCGCAATACGTCCGGTCGAAGTCTGCGATCTCCTCACGCGTGATTTCCCGAATCTCGAGGTTGTCGAAGACCTGCGTGCCGCATCCCACGACTTCACCCAGATATTCATGCGCGTAGGCGATGGGGTCCCGCTGCTTGAGCACCTCTGCCTCATCGAAGAACTTCGGGCCCAGCCAGTCGGCGGGTGTGGTGAGGTAGGTGGTGTGGTGCCTGAACTGCCGGGGCTTCGGCTCTCGCTTGTAGCGGTTGACCCAGTGGCGGGCCATGGCAGGGGAGTTGAATGTCTTAAATGCGAAAGCAAAGGGGCCGCCGCGGAACACAGACTGCTCCACATTTCGGATTTCCTCCGGGCCATCGTACTGGTCAAATTCCTCAAAATGCGCCACGCCGAAGTAGCCAAATGGCGTAGCCAGGGACTTCAGCTTGCCGGGGTCGTCCAGGCCGTAGAACTGTATGGTCTGCCCGGTCGGGAGGTATTCCAGGGTGTAGGGCTTCTTGGTCTGCTTCCAGAGGTGGCGGATGCCCATGCGGTCAATGACGCGGTTGTATTCCGGCCAGACGGAGGTCACGATGGTGTTGGCAACCTTACGCAGGACGATGCCGTGGATGTCCGGCACCCGCATAATGAGCAGGATGTGCTCGGTTGCGGCAAAGGTGGACTTGAGCGAACCACGGCCCCCGTCACCCAGGTACTCGGTGTAGTTCCCGCTCCATACCGCGGTGTGCGCTGCGTAATATTCAGGAATTATCAGGCTGCTCAGCCTCACCTGCGGGCTTGTCAGCGGCAGGTTTTGCCGGTTGCGTTGCTGGTATGTCATCGATGAACACCACCTTCCCGTTCATGCCACGCAGCTCCGGATGCTCGCTCCATCGGTCAGGGCATCTGTTCTTCAGGTAGAAGCAGATTGCGCCAAGATCACCCTTGGCGGCTTTCTGAAACAGCGCATTCTCAACGACGGCGATGGACATCTCACGGCCATTGTTGAGCGCTGCGCCTATAGTTGCGGGGTATTTACTCATCCATCTGGCAAGGGAACGCCTGGAGATAGGCACGCCTCGCAGGCGCTCCATGTTCTCACAAATCTGGTCCTGCGTTAGGCCCTGCTGCGCCCAGCTTTGGAGGAGCAGAAGGCCCGTAGGGTCAGTCCAGTCCTCGGCCTTTGGGCGTTTTTTCGGCAATGCTCACACCTCCTCCGTACAGGCTCTGTGCGGGGCGATTGCCCTCGCTCGGGTAACTTGTCGCATCACTTCAATCTAACCGCCTCGCGGCCCGTGAATTGCTCCCAGCGGTCGATGATGACGTCAGCGTACTGCGGGTCAAACTCCATCGTGAAGCAGCGGCGGTTCATCTGCTCGCAGGCGATGAGGGTGCTGCCGCTGCCGCCGAACAAATCCAGCACGATCTGCCCGGGCTTGGAGCTGTTTTTGATGAGGTGGCCGACCAGCGGGACCGGCTTCATGGTCGGGTGCTCTTTATTGGCTGCGGGTTTGTCGTATCGCAGCACGGTGGTCTGCTCTTTCTGGAGGAACTGCTGCACACGGGTGGCCCATGCCAGCAGGTCTTCCTTCTTCATCTTCTTCAAATCCTCGGGCTTGGCGTCATCGATGACCGTGGTGTTGGTGCGGTCATTGATGAAGTAATGGCCTGCGCCCGGCTTCCAGCCGTACAGACAAGGTTCGTGCTGATATTGGTAATCGGCGCGGCCAAGGACGAGGCTGTTCTTCACCCAGATCAGGCAGCCGTGCAGTTCCCAGCCTGCCTCTCGGAACATCGCGCGGAATGCCTCGCCCTCGGTGTCTGCATGGAAAATGTACGCGGCTGCACCTGTGCGGCAGGCGTCCAGTGCACAGCAATATGCCTGGAGCAGAAACTGTCGGAACTGGCTTTCATCCATGCTGTCGTTCTGGATTTTCTTGCCGTTGCTGCCCTCGTAGTCCACATTGTATGGCGGGTCCGTGACCAGCAGGTCGGCTTGCTCGGTGCCCATCAGCGCGTTGACGTATCGCGGGTCGGTACTGTCTCCGACCATGAGGCGGTGGTTTCCGAGCTGCCAAATCTCACCCACCTTGGTCATGGGTTCTTCGGGCAGCTCCATCTCGTAGTCATCGTCCTCTGCGTCTCCATCCACCTCGGGTACCTGCACATCGAGGCCGAACTGGGAGAAGTCGTAGTCGAGGCCCTGGAGCTCCACATTGAGCAGGGGAATGTCCCAGGCTGCCACCTCGCCGGTGGAATTGTCCGCGATGCGGTATGCCTTGACTTGCTCCTCGGTGAGGTTGTCGGCAACAACGACCGGGACTTCTTTCAGCTTGAGCTGCTTGGCTGCTTTGTATCGCGTGTGCCCCACGATGATGGTGCCTTGCTTGTCCACCACGATGGGTTGCTGCCAGCCGAATTCTTTTATACTGTTCGCCACCGGCTTGACCGCTGCGGCGTTGTTTCGGGGATTGTTGTGGTACGGGTGTACATCCTCGATCTTCCAAGTTTGTACCTGCATTGGTTTCCCTCCGTTTTGTGTGTTCTCCCTCTATCGTATCATGGTTTTGGCGGGCAAAACGGGACGGGTTTTTGGACGCAAAAATACCCCGCCGGAAAGGAGGCATAAACCGGCGGGGCGTAAAACGGAGGCACGAATGACAAATCACCCGGCGGTATTATCATACCATCCGGGTGAAGGAAAAACGGGACAGGTTTATTTGGTTTTCTTCTTTTTGGGCTTAGCAGTCTCTTTGCTTTTCCAGAAAGCGTCTGTCGCCTTTTTATTGTCGGTTGCTGTCCAGCGCTTGCCAGCCTTTTTCGCTGCCTGCTCCTTCTTCCAGAGAATTTCCATTAACTCTGCCTGGGCGTGATCCATTTCGGCTCGTGTGGCCTGAACTGAATTACCTGTTTGCTTCATTGGTGTTTGCTCCCTTTTGTTGTTTACCATTTCTGGCCTTTATTGTACCAGTCGTCGCGGTGGATAACCCGATTTTGGACAGTTAGCACGCTTCGGTTTGGGACAGTGTAAGTTCCGCCAGCCTGATTGGAGCGGATCACGTTATACCCGAAAAGCGCGGCAAAGATTGTTCTCGCACCTCGGTGGGTACCGGCGTTTTTCCCGTAGTAGACTTGGTGGCAGTTTATGATTTTGTTGTAGGCTTGAGGGTTTTTATTCGCCCAAGTTGCAATCATGCTGTCAAGTTTTCGCTCGGTGATGACCTTTGCCTTGCTGTTTAGAACAGCTCGAATTTGTGCGGCTTTTGGCCCATAGCCGTAGCCCCAGCTCGTTTCTGCATCCTTGGCAAAATACGCGCCGTCGCCATGTATGCCACCGCTTTGAAACTGCTTGCCGGTCATGAATTGGTCACTAAAAGTTTTTGCATCTGGTATATTTTTGCTCGGGCCGTCCGTATGAAACAACATCTGAAAGTTCCGCCCATCCCGATGCTTTGCGGCAAGTGCAGCCCTCGCAAAAGTGCTTTCGTCTACCACCTCGGGCAGTTCATCCGACCATCCGATGGCATTGAAGAAGCGCTGCGTATCCGCATCTTGCTGATTGCTCTCCACGGGTGTGTTGTCGAAGATATCATCAAGCGCTACAGACAGGTGCGCGTCATCCATGGAGCGCAAGGCTGCCACCTGATACCTCGCAGTCTGCTGTCTTGCCGCAATGGTGCGCTGCATCCCTTGCTGGCTTCCCAGCCTTCCTCTGCCCATACTCGAACCTCCCAGTCAATTACTGGGTCTATCGTAGCATGGTTTTTGGGGGTAAAACGGGACAGGTTTATCCGAGCGCTTTGGTGAATGCCTGGTACTCGCGCTCGCCGTAGCAATAGACGCGGATGTCGGTCAGGCTCTTGGCCGGGAAGGTGCGCAGGGTGTCTGTTGCAATCTTCACCGCCTCGTTCAGCGGGTATCCGTAGATGCCTGTGCTAATGGAGCAGAACCCGATGCTGTGCAACCCGAGCTTTTCGGCTTCCTCCAGGCAGCTGCGGTATGCGCTGCGCAAGAGCTCGGCATCGCGCGGCCTGCCTGCGTAAATGGGGCCGACCGCGTGGATGACATATTTGGCCTTGAGCTTGAATCCGGGTGTGGATACGGCCTCGCCGGTGGGGCATCCACCGATACGGTCGCAGGCCTGCTGCATATCGTTCCAGCCCGCCTCCTCGAAGATGGCGCCGCAAACTCCGCTACCGCCAGCAAGCTGTGCGTTGGCTGCGTTCACGATGGCATCTGTGTCGGCGTGAACCACGCTACCGCGCAGGACGCTGATTTTTGCCATGTTGATTACCTCGCTTTCTTCGCGGAGGCTTTCTTCTTGGGTTTGGTCTTCTTGGCCGGAGCCTTGTAAGGCTCGATGGGTTTTCCATCGCCATCGAGGAAGGGGCCGCCACCCTCGAAGTGGTGGACGAAGGTTCCGAACTTTTCCCAATCCTTGGCATCCTCGGGGTGCATGCCTGCGGGTGCTTTGTATTTCTTAGTTGCCATGGTGTTGCCTCCTTTTGCTCTACTGTATCACTTTGGCTTTAAACTGTCAATGTTTTACACAGTTATGTCGATTTCTAACTTGCCGTGCTTCCATCGGACTCCGGTCATGCGCTGCTTCGTGCCTCGGGCAAGGACGCCCTCGGATTCGGTTTTGTTGGCGGTCATGATGGCCTTGGTGCCCTTGCTGATCTTGTAGTTGAGTCGAATCGCTTTTGCGGTGAAGACGTTCGCACTGGTGTCCGTGGAGAAGGAGGTGTATGCGTTGTCGCTGAATGTGTCTTTGCCCGCCTGGATGCGCTGCTGCACATGCTTGACCGCTGCGGCGGACACCGTTGGCGACATTCCGAGGAGTCTCAAAAAGTCCGGGCCCACGAAGCGGACGCCTTCGATGTTGCGGGGCAGCGGTCTCATCTGACCGTCCATGCGTCTGATGGTCCGCTGCACATCGGCGCGGGTGATCCAGCTCCAGTTGGGCGTGGCTTTGTGCGCATCTGCCATATCTCCTCCGTTTCGGAGGAACCGGTTCACGATGTATGCCTGGCTTGTGTTCACATAATCCTGGCCCTCGGAGCCATCCTGCCCCATCGCGGCCATGAGCGCCTGATGCCCGGCCCAGTCCAGTTTGTGGTAGATGGGCGCCCGGTCCGCCGTGGTCTTCGGTGGTGCTGGCGTGCTGATGGCCTGCTGTATTCCGTGGCTCGCTGCCAGTATGCCTCTACCCATTGCGCTTATCCTCTTGCGCCAACTTCCCTGCAAACTTCTTTGTCAGGAATCTGGCCCCCATCATCGTGTGTGGGAAATTCTTATACTTGATGCCTGCGTCTTTGCACACCTGCTCGATGTCAGATGTGAGCTTGCCGTACACCAGCAGGCCGGTGGGCTGTTTCTGCCTGAAAAGCTCGCGCACACCGGCCATGAAATAGCCGTACAGCTCTCTGCCCTTGACGCAGCCGACCGTGCTTATGGCTACGGTGCTGTGCTCCGGCAGACCCTCAAAGGTCCAGGCAAAGCTGGCGGCATCCGCCCAGCTCGCGCTTGGGATGACCGTCAGCCCTCTGGCCTGCCACCAAGCTCCGAGCAGCTGGTTGCGGTAATGGTTCCACTTCTGGAGGGGCTCCGGGAAGTCGAGGTACATCGAGAAATCGGGTTCGACCACAAAGGCGAATTGCTCCAAAAGCTCGAGGTAAACCTCCGGCTTTGCCCATACCCTCTCAAACTGGTAATCATCGCTGTAAAAGTGCAGCCCCTGCGCCTCTCTGAACTCGCAGCTGAGTGCGTCCTTAAACCGGACCATCGTGTCGATGCCTTCTGGCCATTCTGCGGGCTGCATCTGGGCGAAGCCCCCCGGCGTGAGCTGAACCTCTGGCAGAAGGTGCCAGTTGACCAGCGTGGCCGTGCGAAACCGCTCATTATCCTTGCCTCCGTCTGCCATGGGTGCCATCCTCCGTTAAATCTCAAAAGGCCCGGCGGTTGCGCATCATGGAGAGGCTGCCGGGACGGTGGCCCTGCATAGCGCGCTCGACGGAGTGGTCGCTCTTGCCGGAAACGCGCGGGGCCTATGTCTCCATCGTAGCACACTTTTCGTCCAAAAACGGGACATCTTGCAAGGCTCGCTGCGCTCGTTTCCGGATGCTCTCGGGGTCGTTCCCTCCTCCGAGCATCATCGCCACCTGGACCCAGCTGCGCTTGCCCGGACCCAGGAACGCAGAGCGGAGGATCCGCTGCGTGAGCGGATCCTCGATGCTGTCTATGATCTGGCGGCGATGTGCTCTGCTTAGCCGCCGGAACTCTCGAATGCTCATGTACTCCTCCTGTAGTAGTGCTCTCTGTGCCAGCGTTCCTCTTGCGGCAGGTCGCTGTGAGCGCGTCTCTGGGCGTCTCTGACGGCTTTTGGCAGTGAGGCGAGTAACTTGTCGCGTGAATGCTGCAGCGCCCCCCGTGGGGCCTCCCAGGCGGCGCTGGTCGCGTATCTGGGCTTCGAGAGCTTCGAGCTGCTGCAATTTGCGTTCGTCACTGTCCATTGCGCGCCTCCTCGGCCAAGGCTTTGATACCCTGGATCAGCCCCTGCTGGCAGGCGCTCTTGCTCTCCAGCGATCTGGCCACGAGCTCATCTGCGCCACCCTTGACCAGCAGGCGGTGGATGATGACCGGGTGCTGCTGCCCCTGGCGGTACAGCCGTGCGTTGCCTTGTTCGTAAAGCTCCAGGTTCCAGGGGAGGCTGTACCAGATCAGGTGGTGGCCGCCTGCTTGAAGATTGAGGCCGTATGCGCAGCTGGCGGGCTGCGCCAGAAGCACATCGATCTCGCCGCGGTTCCAGGCATCGGCTTCCTCTCTGCCCTTCAGCACGGCGAATCTGAGGCCCTTCTCGCGCGTTTTCAGCTCGGCCTGTAAAAACTCCCGGTCGAAGTCGAAGCCGTAAAATACGAGGGCTCGCTGCCCGTCCAGCGCGTCGATAAGCTCTCCGAAGGCGTCCAGCTTGCACCGGTTAAGCGGGTGTGTCTGCTTCTCGGCGTCGTACATCGCACCGTTGCACAGCTGGAGGAGCTTGCCTGTGAGGGTCGCTGCCTGCATCGCGGTGATGGTCTCGCTGTCCACCTCGAGTAGCTTGGCTCGCTGCATCTCTTGGTAGAGCTTCCAGTCCTTCTCGGGGAACACCACCGGGATGTCCTCGATGATCTTCTCCGGCAAGTGCAGGTGGTCTGCTGCCTGGATGCTGATCACGATGTCGGCCAGCTTGGCCTGGATGACCTCCTCGGCGTTCTTCCTTGGCTTCCAGCTGTATACCTGCATCCCATTGCGCTTGTCCGGCTGGAAGTAGTTGTCTCGGAACTGTGTGAATCTCTGGCCGAGCCTCTGCCCCTCATCGAGCAGGAAGACCTGGGCCCAGAGGTCCAGGTAATCCTTCGGCGCGGGTGTGCCCGTGAGCTCCACCACTCGCTTAATATGCGGTCGCATCCTGCGCAGCGCTTTGAACCGCTGCGTGCTGTGGTGCTTGAAGCTCGAGGCTTCGTCCAGCACCACCATGTCGAATGGCCACCGCCTGCCGCAGCGCTGCGCCAACCAGACCAGGCTGTCTCGGTTGGTGATGTAGATGTCGGCTCTTTTACTTAGGGCGTACTCTCGCTGCATCGCAGTGCCCAGAACGGTGCTGAGCCTCAGCCTCTGGAGGTGCTCCCACTTCTTTGCTTCGTCCTGCCAGGTGGCCTCTGCGACCTTCTTCGGGGCAACGATGAGGACCTTGTTCACCTCGCCCAGCTGGATCAGCGCGGTTATGGCTGTGAGGGTGACCACCGTCTTGCCGAGGCCCATCTCGAGCCAGAGCGCCACGCCGGGCTTCTCGATGACTGCATTAATGCATTCCTGCTGGTAGGGATGCGGCGTGAACTTAGCCACCTCGGCTGACCTCCTTCCCCGGCAGGCTCGGTGTCTCGCCAGTGAGCTCTCTGGAGGTCTTCCCCAGGTCTGCGGCCAGCCGCCTCGCTTCCTCGGTGGTGCTGACTTCATGCCACCGGAATCCCAGCCGTTGAAGCTCCTTGCCCCAGAAGGCCTGGAGGCTGTCTGCCTTGACCTTCTTGCCCGGCGCCTTCAGCTCCACAAAGGCAAGGACCCGGCCTGGCAAGAGGCAGATGCGGTCTGGCACCCCTGCCGTGCCCGGGCTGACGAATTTAAGGCACCAGCCTCCCTGCCTCTTGATCTCGTTACGGAGCGTGCGCTCCACTGCGTTCTCTCTCATGTGTTTTTGTCTCCCTCGCCCATTTTTGTCAACCGCGTCAACCGTTTTTCCTATTTAGTCTAAATATAGCCCCTTTACCCTATGTACAGGTATCGTATTTTACTTTTATATTTTTATAGTATTTTTGGTTGACATGGTTGACATATGTAATATATAACGATAAATCGCATTTTTCTTGTCAACCGAAGCTGTCAACCGTGTCAACCGTGTCAACCGGAATCAGGGGCTTTTTGTCAACCGACGAATCATGGACTTTTGTGCCATGCTTTCTGTCTGCCATAGGGTGCAAACCGCTGAACCGTGTTAGTTTTCTGCCATTCCGGCAGCGCCTCGAGGCAGGCGGTGATGCGTCTTTGCTCTCTCGGGGTGATGCGCTCGATGCGTCCGCTGAGGCATTCCTCCCATATCTCGGCCACGCAGGTGTAATCCCTCGGCATCGTAGGAATGTTCGCTTTATCGGCGATTATGCCATTTGCCCACTGCTCGCGTCTGTCGGCATCCCATGCGTTCCGCCAGTCGGTGGGAACCTCCGTTTCCAGAAACGCCTGAATCTTTGCCATCCAGGGATCCACCTCCATGTGAGCAGCCTGTTCCTCTTGTGCCAGCTCGAGAGTGTCTCCCTTGAAGTACAGGGGCTCCCCCGATTTGTAAATTTCGACCGCCTCTGCCCAGATTTGATCCACCGCAGTCTGGGGAAGCCAGTTGGTTTCTCCGAGCACCTTGATGTCGTATCGGGGCGGGTGCTTGTCCGTGTCAATGGGCCAGAATCGGCGGTTTCCGGTGCTGTCACGGAGGAATTCTATCTTGTTAGATGTACCAAAGAAAATGCACCGCCTGGGGTAGTTCACGGTGTTCCTGCCATAGCTGGGGCGGTATACATCCTCGCGTTGGCTGATGAACTGTTTCGCCGCCTCGTTTTCGCTCTTGTCAAAGGCAGTCAGCTCGCCGAGCTCCACCAGCCACACCCCTCGGATGCTCTCCCGGGCGTCCTTGGTCCCGAAGCAAGTTAGACTGTCGGAGAACCATTTTTGCCCCAAATGGGCCACTAAAGTGCTCTTTCCGATCCCCTGAGGGCCTGAAAAGATGACTACTTGGTCGTATTTTGCCCCTGGATGGAACGCTCGAGTCACCGCTGCGGCCAGGCATTTCCGGGCCACCGCACGGGTGTACTCATTATCCTCTGCGCCCAGGTAGTCGGAGAACAGGGTCTCCACGCGGGGGATTCCATCCCAGTGTAGGCCGTTTAGATATTCTACAACCGGGTCGCGTGCCGCGTTTTGCGCCTCCAGCGCCACAGCATCAGCAATCTTACCGGCGCCAGTGATGTGGTGGACACTCTCGAAATACCACCGCAGCCCTGCGTCATCGGTGTCCGACCACCACCGCTCCTCGGTGCGCTTGTCCCAGGGCAGGGGACCGGTGCATTTGCGCCTCTGGGCGAAGAGATCATCCCAGACCTTGCCTCGCAGGAGCTCGTCGAAGTGGATCAGGAGCCGCATGTTCTGGCTGCTGGCGAGGAGCTGCCCTTTGGCGCTGACCTCCAGGCGGTTGTGCCAGTCTTCGTCCGGGGCTTCTTCCTGCTGCGGGGTGAAGCCCTCCAGCGCGTGTTGGAGGTTCTCCTCGGAGAGGGTGCGGTATACATCGGGGTCCCGCATTGCCAGCTCTGCCATGGCAGCGTAGCTGGGCAGGCTGTGGGTCGGGGTGTCCAGCTGCGCGTCTGCATCCATGGAACCGAACCGGTGGATGCGCACCAGGTCCCATGCGTTCACCAGCTTGCCTCCGGCGGGGTCTGTGCTGTGATGGCTGTAGAGGAAGTTGCCGGAGTCGTAAAGCACCGCGCCTGCGGTGGTGCTGCCCTGGGTGAAGGTGTACCGGCCTGCGCCTGCGTCCGTGTATGCCTCGGGGATAAACTTGGCGATGGCCGCAGGCACGTCGTACACTCGGCAGAAAGCGCCCACCAGGCCCTGCTTCTGAGTGGGGTCGGCCTGTTTCCCTCCGGGGCGCTTCGGAGCACTCTCAGCGGGGCACAGGGGCCATTCCGTGGCGTCGTGCCAGTCTGCGTAGGTGGACAGCAGGGCGTCCGTGGAGAGCGCCTTGCCCTGCGCCTGGTTGATGAACACTGTCTGGCTGTCGCTGCTGGCGCTGGGCCAATACATCAAACGTTCGGCCTCGAAGGTGGTCGGGTCCAGCATCTGCATGTCCGGGTCGATCACCTGCGCCGCTGCTCTCGCCAGCGGCTGATATTCATCGGCGCTGACCGGGCGGTCGAGAGGGAGAATGACGCGCAGGCGCGGATGCCTGGAGTCGTGTTTGCGGGTGGAATAGATCAGGTAATCGCAGCCGAGGCTCTTGACGGTCTCGCAGAGGGCCTCTGTGGCCCCTGCTGGTGCGTTGTCGATGTCCAAGGTGATCATGCACCGGCTTGTGCAGCAGCCGCGTTTACGGCGGCCCTCAGCCAAGGCTGCGGCCACAAAGCCGCCGTTGTCTTTGAGTATGTCCTGCTTGGACTTAGGCAAGGCCATGTATTCTGCATGGGTCTCGGTGCCCACGGAGGTGTGTCTCCGGGCCTCCTCGATGAACTGTGGCCAGGTCCAGTCCACCTGCTTCCATATTTTATCGGTTCGGCTTGTGCCGACGCTCAACTGCATGTTGTGATCCTCCTATAACGGCTCAGTGGTCTCCGGTACATCTACCCCTGCGTCATCCAGCAGTGTCTTGGCCCAGAGATCCGCCAGCTGTTCTGTGCGATAGGCGGCGAATTTCTCGGTGACCACCGGGATGGCACCCTTAATCCGGCGCATGGTTCGTGGGGCTAGGCCAATCTGCCAGCATGCCAGCAAAACAATGTACAGGCACCGCGTGGCGATGTCCTGCCGTTCGCGCTCGACTGCTTTCTGGCCGATAGCCTCCAGTTCGTCCCGGGTTTTCCGGCTCACCGGGATGTGAGCTTTCATCGCGGGCTCACCTCCATGGCATCAAAGCGGAACGGAAAATCTCCAAAATGAGGCCAGGGAGCATCGGTAGTATCTGGGTCAGTTGCCGCGTTCCAGCGCTCGATGGCCTGCGCCTTGGTGGCGCCCAGGTGCCCGGCCCGCCCGCAGCGGGTGCAGGCGACCAGGTATCCCTTGGTATGTACAGGGTGTACCCAGTTCAGCAAATCACCGGCTGTTTGGCCGCAGATGCAGGGGTGGATTTCAGGCAGTTTCATCAGCTTACAGTTCCTCCCATTCATAGCGGCCCTTGCCGGAGTTGCGCCACTGGCCCAGACCACGCTTGGTGCCGTAATCCAGACATTCGCGCACCATGTCCTCCAGCTTGGGGTCCAGACACTCAATCTCAAACTCTGCGGTGCTGCCTGCAGGCACGCTCTCACTCTTGGCGATGCTGACACGCTCGCCCTGCGGGGTGCTGGCCCGGAGCGGGCGCTCGCAGTAGCCCATCTTGAGGCCGTGAAGGTCGTAGGGAATCTCGCGGGGGTACACAAAAATTAGGCCGTCGATGGCTTTTTTGTAGGCTTTCAGGCCTGCGCAGGCCTTGCCGCCGGGGTACCCAGCCTTGCCAGCTGCCGCCAGCGCCTTGCAGGAATCCTTGAGCATTCCCTTGATCTGGTAGTCGTAGATGAACGGTGTACCGTCCGCCTGTTTGGGAAATACTGTGATGCGGTCTTCCGCATTCTGGGCCTTGATGTTGTCGATTTCCTCCGAGGTAAGATCCTCCGTGGGGGCCTTGCTGGCGATGTAAGTGCCCATCAGATCCTCATTGCTGGGGCTGCTGCCCAGGGCTTCTTCTAACAAATTAATACGTACTTTCATTTTTAGTTGTCTCCTTTTTTGTAAAATCGGTTGCTATTCAGGTCCAATGCGTGGTGCAGCGGTTCTTTGCCCTCGCAGGTCTGGGCGCATCCGTACCCTACTTTGCCTACGCATGTCCGGGGCAGGCGTAGCTTTTCCTGTGCGGTTCTTTTCTGTTCATTTCCTATGCGATGCGTTGCTCTGCACTTCTTCTCCAAGGCGCTGCTCTGCCATTCAGTTCCGATGCGATGCTTTGCCCTTCTTCTCCAAGGCATTGCCCTGCTTTTCTTTTCCGGTGCGTCGCGCAAAACTTCCTTTCCAAAGCGTTGCAGTGCATTTCTAATCCGACGCATCGCATGACTTTTCTTTTCCGAAGCATTGCAGTGCGTATCCAGTCCAGCGCGTTGCGGGTGCAAGCATTGCCGCAGCTATGCGGCTTACTGCATATCCTTCGCGTTGCTTTACCTTGCGGTTCCTATCCGAGGCATTTCATTGCTTTGCACTGCCCCACTTTGCCTTTGCCAAGCAACACATTGCCAATGCCTTGTACTGCTTTTCTACTCCGCAGCCACGCATAGCTCGTCTCAGCGATGCCTTTCCGTGTCTGGGCCTCTCAGTGCCCGGCTTTTCCGGCGCTTATCCGCTCGGACCATTGCCTGCGCCGATATCAGTCCTTGGTGAAGAACTGCCCGACCCAGCCCTCGGCATTGAGTGGGAGCCCCTCTGCCCAGGGCGCGGGCTTGCTCATGATGCGCCGTACATCCTCGAGGTCTGCCTCCGGAGTGTCGGTGTGCCTCTCGATGACCACTTCGTCGTGGATGTGGAAGACCACCCGGTATCCGGCCTGCTTGAGGTTGTCTAGGGCGAATTCCAGGCAGTCCCGCCCGATGGCCTGTGTCAGGTTCTCGGTGAGCTTGCCTCCGTAGGTCTCGCTGTCCTGCCAGCCTGCGTTGGTCTGCTCGCGGTAGTGGATGTGCCCGTCGTCGGTGACGCGCGGGTCGGCGTAGTAGAGCTTTCTGCCGCTCGGCAGGCTCATGGTCAAGAAGGGGAAGGGGCAGGTCGTGCTAGCCTCCATGCGGAAGGTGACGCCAGGGATAGCCAGGCAACCGCGTTTGCTGTTGATGACAAATTTAGCCGCGTGCTCCATGGTCCTCCAGAGCTGGACGATGCGCGGGTTCTGCTGCCGCCAGCGGGTGACCATGTCCTGGATTTCCTCATCGGGCAGGTCCTTCAGCGCGCCGCTGGTGTCCATCCTGCGCATGGCGCCTACCCCGCCCTGGTATCCCAGGGCCAGGGTGGCCACCTTGCCGCGCTGTCGGTAGCTGTAGTTGGGGTTTCCCTTGCGGATGGTCTCCACTGGGATGCCGAACATCTTTGCTGCCGTTGTCTCGTAGATTTTGCCTGTCGTGCGGAATACATCGAGCACCCATTCCTCACCTGCTTCCCAGGCAATCAGCCGGGCCTCGATGGCGGAGAAGTCCGCATCAATGAACACCGCGCCCGGCTCTGGAATCAGCGCGGTGCGGATCATCTGGCTCAGTACGTCGCTGACGTCGCCGTAGATCATCTCCAGGGCGGCCAGGTTCTTGGCCTTGATGAGTTCGCGCACTTCGCCTTGGTGCCTGAGGTAGGTCCGCGGCAGGTTCTGCACCTGTAGCAGTCTGCCTGCCCATCGTCCGGTGCGCGTAGCGCCGTAGAACTGCAGCGTCCCTCGGATGCGCCCATCGGGGCCTGTGGCCGCCTGGATTGCATCATATTTCTTGAGGGAGGATTTCCCCAGGGCTTGCCGAAGCTCCAAAACCCGGCGCACGTTCGCGGGCTGGGGGGCTTTCAGGGCTTCGGCCACTGTAGCTTTTTGCAGGTCTGGCAGCTTTGCGCCGTTGACTTCCAGCCAGCTCAGGAGCTGCGCGGGGCTGTTGGGGTTGCTCAGTCCGGTCAGCTGCTGCGCCTCCTCGAGCAGTTCGGCGCTGTATTGATCGCCGCACCACAGTGCGCCGCTGGTAAGGTTTGCATCCGTGGCAATGCCGCGGCTGTTCATCCGTACATCGTCCCGCCACTGCTGCCAGATAAAGTCCGGCACGGTGAAGGGTTCCAGCAGGTTGTCGATGTGTCTTTCGGTCTCAACGTCGCGGATGTTATACTGCCTGAAAATCTGCCACTTGTCGGGGTCGTGCCACGGCTGGTTGCGGGTGCGGCCACCGTTGGCCTTGGTAGGCTTGCAGGGGCAGCAGAAGTAGCGAATCAGAGCCTTGCCCTCCCGCATTTTGGCTTTATCGTCGGGCAGCTGGAGGGCCTTGCCAGCGTCTTTCAGGCTGGCGGGCAGGCCGCAGTACATGGCGTGAACCATGCTGTCTTCCCACTGTTCCAGCCAATCTTCACGCTGCTGTTGGGTCAGGTGGAAGTATTCGCTAAGGCACCACCATTCAAAGGCGGCGTTCCAGGCTCGCTTGGTGTAGCGCGGGTCAAAGAATATGTTCTGGAGATTTTTCAGCTCGAACCAGCTTTCCGCGTAGGCGGGGTCGTAAATCCGCACCTTGCCATCGTCCACGGCAAGGCTGCAAAGCAGAATTTCAAAGTCCGGGTCCTGGGCGTAGCGGTATGCGCCTACCTTGCCGATGTCCTGAGGACTATAGGTCTCCAAGTCAATCGTAAGTATCATACTTGCCTCCGTGCCGCGTTCAGCTCAGTATATCCTCAGCTTCCGGGGAGCACGGCTCGAAACCATCCGTACCAGTGTCGCCGCCCAGTCGTGCGCCGTCCTTCGTCTTCTGGATCGCTACCAGCCCTGCGCTGAGGCCCTTGCCACCTTTGGGGTTGTTGTAGGCATAAATGCTCACCTTGACGTTGGCGTAGCAGCCGCTGTAGACCTCATCGCGGTCCATGACCGGGTTGCAGCGGGCATCGATGATCTTGGGCGGGTGGTCGGCGTTGGCCTTGGCGTTGAGGAAGTAGCAGCCAGCGTAGTTGGGATCGCCACCCTTGGTCGGGTCAGTGTCGCCATCGCGGAGCAGGGGGTGTGCGTAGCTGGCGGGCTTCTTGCCACCCCACTTGGTTGTGATTGCCTCGCTCTCGATCTTGGTCATCAGCTTCTGGAGGCGCTGGATGGTGGCAGTGTCCGTCTTGGGGATCAGCAGGCAGCAGCTGTACTGCATCTTGTCGCCCTCCATGCTCTGGCGGGCTTCCCAAATGTTGGCGTAGCTCAGGCGGCAGGGGAGAATAATTTCGTTCGAGTTCATGGTGTTTTGTCCTTTCCTTAAATTGCTATAATGCGGGTTTCTGGGATTTTTGAATCCTTCGGGAATGGGCTTGATCTCGTAGCGCCAATGGCGCCAGTTGATGCAGGTCTTTCTAAAGGCCCGCTCTGCTTTGCGAGGGGTCTCGGCGGCGATGCCAAAAACAAAGCGCTTCTCTGCGCTGTTCCAGATGCCGTAAGTCATTCTGGCAGCCCTCCAAAGTATTTGAATGCTGCGCCCGATGTGTGCAGCACTGCGGCAAATCCGGGGATGTTTGCGGGCGGAAACCGCTTTCTGACCCATGCGAGGTCTTCTTCGGTCATGCTGTACCACTCTCCTCGAATGTGGTTTTCATCAAGGTATCGATGAATAGACGATTCGAGACCCTCAGGGTCGTTGGCGGGAATGGCGGAAACCATTTGCAATTGCCGTGGATTGCCCATCTGGAGAGTGCATATTCGGGTGGTTGCGTAAGAGCGCGAAACGCCAATCTTGACGGCGGTTCCGTCAGATATAAAGTAAACATACCCGCGATAGTCGTTTTGCTGCGCTATTTGATGCCTATGGTCGGCAAGACATCGTTGTAGAGCGCTCATTCCTTCACCTCCTCGAATCCTTCAGCGGCATCATAGGCGGGCCGATTATCGCTCTCCGGGGCCAGTGTGGGCTTGCCTTTGGGCTTCTCCACCCAGGTGCCACAGACCTCTGCAAAGCGTTTCCTGCCCAGCAGCTTCTCGGCTGCCGTCAGGCTGATGGGACTGCGCTCGTACAGCATGGCCTCGCTGATGCCATCGGCCTCAATGGCCTTAAAGGCGGCATCCTGATCGGTGAACCGGCGAGTGCTGCGCCCCTCGACCAGCTTCCAGCCGGGGACTGCGTGTCCCTGCTGCAGCTGCTTTTGAGCGTACTCCTCCAGACATTTCACATACTCCGCAATACCCTGTGCCGCGATCAGCCACATTCCGACTTCCTCGTCAGTCAGCAGGCGCGGGTCTCTGGCCTCGGGAGTCTGGGTCATGAAGTCGGCCAGCGGGCCGTACTTGTCCTTCCATGCCCGGCATTGTGCCTTCGCCCGGCACCAGCGGCATTGCTTCTCGCCGGGGTTCAGCTTGCCTTTGCCCTCCCATGCCAGCTTGGCTGCTGGTCGCAGGGTGTTCTCGGCCCAGTCGAGCAGGCTTTCCGCGCTGGTCTCCCAGGTCTCCGGCTCGCTCTGGATGCGGGGCTGTACGATGGTCATGCGCACGGTCTGAATGTCATCGGTGCTCTGGAAGAGCTGCCATGCTCCCAGGGCGTACAGCATCATCTGGGTGTTTTCCACCGGGCTGACAGGAACCCCTGCACCGTATTTGAAGTCGATGACATGCAGGATGCCATCGCCGATCAGCAGGCAGTCGCAGGTTCCGAAGCATTCCGGCGCCCACCGCGTCATGCTGACCCGCTGCTCTACGCAAAGGGTCGGGGTGTGCGGGAATCCATCAAAGATGCCGTGGATAAACTCGGCATACAGTTTGGCAGCGGCCTTCATCTCAGGGGTATAGCTGTCGCTCTCCCACAGGTCCTGCGCCGGTGCTGCGGGTAAGCCTACCCACTCCGGTTGGCTGCGCCTGATCACCTGCTCGCAGAGGTAATGCGCCGTTGTGCCCTCCTCCGCGTAGGGGCTGGTCTCGCTGGGCATGTGCTCGGTGAGTCTGGCGCTGGGCGGGCAGGCTACCCATCGCGCCCCTGCGCTAGGGCTGAGGAGTGCGTGCTTAGTCGGTGCCATCGTCTGCCTCCTGCGTGTCTGCGAGCTCATCCACCAGTGCTGCTTTGAAGTAGCCCAGTAAGAAGTCGTGGCCAACATTAGTAAGTGTACTGCTACGGATAGTGCTTGCAGTGGCAAAAGCGAGTGCTCTCAAAACCTCCCCGCATTCGCCATCGACTTCCACTCGTGTGCGTTTCTTGTCGCGGGTGATCTTTACGGTTGCGGTGATGACGGGAAGCTCTTCTTCCACCACCTCAAGCCAGCGCTCGGGGAAAGCCCAGGGGTGATCATCCTGGAGGCTGTCCCACTTGACCCAGTAGATGTCGTTGTTGGTGGAGGCCAGCTTATCTACCGTGCCGAGGCTGCCCGGCTCCGGGTAAAACTCAGGCATCACTTCGTGCATCATCCGGGTGTTTTTGTTGTCCGCTACGCGGACGCGATCTCCGGTCTTAACCATTGAGGTTTACCTCCATTTCGTTCAGTGCTTCAGCCCAGTGTTCGTTGGGCATGTGCTCGGTGAGTCTGGTGCTGGGCATGTGCTCGGTGAGTCTGACGCTGGGCGGGCGAGCCCCCCATCGTCGTCATCCTCCGTCAAAAATTCCAGCATCTGGAGCGTGAATGCCAATACTGCGGCAGTCTTGTCGTCGAAGCAGCCGTTGCTCTTGATGGTCTCTGCAGCGGCTTGGGCGAGGCAGTAAAGGATGCCGGAGGGGATTCCGGCGCACTGAATCTCCAGTCGGTGTTCACCATCGCAGGAGATGTGGATGTTTACGGGTGACTTACTCATTATTTGCGGCCTCCAAATCTGCATAAGCGTTCGCCAGTTGCTCAGCGGGGATAGCGGTGAGCTTCGCTACGTTGTACGTCTTCAGCACCGCCGCGACTCTGTCCAGCTTGCCTGCCAGGGACATCTTGCGGCCCAGGGCCTGCACCTCGTCAATGGTGACCACCTTGGTGGCTGCGGGCTTCTCTGCGGGCTTCTTTGTGGGCTTCTCTGCGGGCTTCTCCGCCTCGATGGACATCTCTACGGCGCTTGGCACCGGGGCGCTGTTGGCCAGGAGGCCCTCGGGAATCTCAAACCCGACCATGCCTGCGCCGTCCATCAGCGCCTTGATGGCATTGCGGTATTCCTCTGCGCTCTCGGCGCGGATGCTTACTTCTAGTGTCATCAGTCGACTACCTCCTCGCTCGGGTCTGTGGCCGCCATGTTGTTGAATGCGTAGTCTACGCACTGCTCGATAACCTGCCCCAGCGTGATGCCCGCCACCTCGGCGAGCATGTTGACCTTCATGTAAGTCTCAGGAACCAGCCGGACTGGCGGGTTCTTGGGGTTGCCGGGCTGCTGGATGAACACCGGGCGGCCCGCCTTATTTCTCAGAATGAATTTTTCCACTGTTGTGCACCTCCGTGTGCTTGAGCAGCGCACCGCAGATGACGTTCAGCGCCAGCGTGCTCAGAATAATGCCGGGGATGTTCAGGCCCCCCAGCGCGGCGATCAGCAGCACTATGGCTGCTGTGCCTGCCAGTCTCAGAATGTGCGTCATCGTTGGTACCTCCGCTCTTGGCTGGTCAGCTGTCTGGCCAGCGTTGTTGCCGGAATGACTCGGCCCTTGCGCTCACCGATCCAGCCGGTGATGACGTAGCTCACCCGCTTGACGGGCAGGCCGGTGATGGCTGCTGCCTCGGTGATGGTTACCAGTTCGCCTTTTGCCTCCCGGCGGATGCGCTCCAGCGCATCCCTGTAACCTTCAGGCTCTCTCATTTCGGTGTCCTCCTGTTACTGTTTGCAGCTCTCTACAAAGGCTGCCAGGTCTTTGCCTGTGATTCGGATGGTTCGTCCGTCGCCCAGGTTGGCGGCGGGCAGCCGGTTCTCCTTGATGTAGCGGTCGACGCTGGCGATGCTTACCTGCAAAATGTCGGCTACCTGTTCGCGGGTGTAGACCCGGCTTTCGATCAGTTCCATTCACGCCCTCCTTCCTTATTAAGGGCAACGCGGACTTGCAAAGCGGTTGAAAGTATGTTATATTCAGGTTGTCTAGGTCTGAATAGGTCTTAAAACGCTCTGTAATGTTGCGTTGCGTCCTGTTCTTGTTCCTTGTGCCTTATTTCGTCTTGTTTGGTCTTGGAACGCCTTCTATTCTACTGAACTTTTATTCAGAAAGCAAGCAATTTCTGAATAAAAGTTCAGCTTTTACGTTTTGCACAAGATAGGAGGGTAGAAATTGGTAGATTTTGCACGTTTGAAAGCCCGCGCAAAAGAAAAAGGACGCACGTATAAATACCTGTGCGACCAGTTGGGCCGTGAAAAGAATTACTTGTCTAACTGTGCGGGTGGCGCGGATAGGCTCTCGCCGGAGAATCTTGCTATCGTCGCAGATTTGCTGGATACAACTCCGGCCTATCTGCTGGGGGAAACCGACGAAAAAGAAAAGCCCACCGGCACTGTGGCCGGTGGGCTGGATAAAGCGGACGCGGAAATCTTGGATATTATTCATCATCTCATTATTTTAATAACGTTGTATCGGTTCATTTTCAGTACCTCACGACCTTTATAC